GCCAGTAGGCACAGCAATGAAGTTAAGCTGGATGAAGTTGATGCTTCTCGCAGGCTTGATGTAGATATCTCCAACGAACTGGTTCGTGTCGATAATCTGTGGAGTGTTGTTCGTGTCGTCACAGACAACCAAGAAGTCAGTGATACCACGACGACCTTGAACCGTTCTAAGATACGGCGTGACCAAGTTCTTGAACTGCGCTCTGGTGAACGCATCGTTGAACTCGAACAGCGAGTACTTAGCAGCTCTTGAGATAGCTTTCTCAAGGACGATGAAGAGACGACGAACGTTAATACGGTCGAACGCTGAAGGACGAGCCTGCAGAGTCTTATCACCGAACAGGAGAGTTCCTTGACCAAGGTCAGTAATGACTGGGTTCACGTTGTTGCTGTAGAGAATATCTCTCTCAGCCTTACGTGGGTTCCAAGCCAATTTGACAACGTTCTTGATTTGGCCACGGTTGTAACCAGCAGGCGACCACCAAGCATCGTTAGTCTGATCGGTAGAAGCACAGAGACCAGCAATGTCGCCGTTCAACGGAACCCAACGATATACGTCGTTGTACTTGTCGTACTGGTACTTATATCCTGAATCCATGACAGCATATGATGAACTATGAAGCGCGCCGCGGAAGTTAACGCAGCTAGTAGCTTCATCGCCTGGATTAGAAACAACCAATCTTTGATCTGGCGAAACAAACACTACGCAGTCCTTACGGATAGTAGCAATGTTATCGATCAGATAGTTGGCTAACTGATAGTTAGAAATGGTTTGACCCTTGACGACAGTAGTGCCGCCAGTCGGACGACCAGAAAGAACCAACGAGATGTCGATGTTCTCTGGCGAGCCGAAGTAATCCCAAGCTTCGCCGAGGATGTTCAGACCAGTTTCAGATTCGCTATGACCATCCGTACCAAGAACAAAGTTCATGTCGTATGGAGCATAGTTAGTCGAAGAAACAACGTTATGCGCGTTAGCCGAAGGAGCTTCAGGACGGTCGTTAGCAAACCAGATATATACTGAACCTTGGTTGATAACGTCTTTATAGTAGTTAGTCGTGCCGTCTGAGTTCTTAGCATCCGTAGCGCGCGAGAGAGCACGATACGTCTCAACGATAGTGCCAGGAACGCCAGTGAATCCACCGTCGTCATCGACAACCACGACATGAAGCTCGTCTTGAGCAGCACTATTACCGTTCAACTGAACGAACTGTGACTGACCAGGAGCCGTGTCGAATACGTTGACAAATTCCCAGAAGCGATTAACAACGTTAGAAACGTAGTTAGCGCGGAGGCGATATGGATCCTCAGTTTCAATAACCACAGTAGTAGTGTTCGAAGTAAGAGTACCATTAGAACCAGCAGCATTTCTGACCAAGATCGGTGCAGCAAACGCGCTAGCAGCAAGTCTAATGCCCTGGTTGTTAGCTTGAACAACATGATAGTCAACGCCAGGAGTAAGGCCATCCAACGGAAGCTCGCCAGCGGCGTTAGCATACGTAAGGATATCGCCGTTAGTGTATGGGTTATTAGTGATCTTAATGAAGCCGGTATTGCCGTTAACATCAAGCGAACCATCAAATCCAACAGTATTGCCATATACCCAAGTATTGGTAACATAAAGATCCGTTACTTTAAGGTACTGCTGGCTAAGAAGCGAGTTACCGGTCAGCAACTGATCACCAAGACCGATTACATCTAGAATACCATCGGCTGAAGTGTTACCAAAGCCTTCATACTTAATAGTAGCAACGTTAGCGCCAACACGAAACTCGATATCAGCAGCGCCAAGAGCGATATTTGATTGGAAAGCATTAGCAGTATCACAGACACCGATACGCAGCGAGTTACCAAGACCAGCTGGATAACGAGCAATCCAAAGGATATCTGGATCGAAGTTACCATCTTTTCTGTTATAGGCTTCTTCGTTAGGAATGATCTGGTTAACGAGATTAGCAACGATAGCGTTCGTCGCAGCCAAAGCAACAGCAGAATAAGAAGTTTCGGAATGTCCGAAGTAGAGCTCTACAGAACCATTAACCGATGGGCCTTCAGAAAGAACAACTGCCGTTGAATTCAAGGTAACGATAGATACAGTATTACCAGGAATAACGATCTCATGGTTCGACGACTGCGTCAGATACATGCCAGGAGTAAGGCCGTAAGTGTTGCAGATATAATTGTTAGTAACAGTATTAGCGATAGTACCAGCAGTTGGAGTAGCGCCAGAAGTATTAGCAGCTCTTGAAACCCAAAGACGGTTAGTATATGACAAGAAGTTAGCGCAAGTAAACCAGCCCTCTGCATTGAAGTTAGTAGGCTTGCCGAACCTGTTAACGAGCTGTAGTTCTGAGTCGACCAAGATCAAATCGCCGACCGGACCCCATCTCATAACGCCAGCAAAAGCACCATCGGTGGTAGCTACTGCCGGGACGACTGTAGTAAGGTCGATCTCGGAAACATTGACGCCTGGGCTTAATTGGAATGCCATCTTATCCTCTCCCTATATGCGAGAACTCTTGTTATTGTTATTTCTCAATATTTATAAAATGGCTTGTTTTAGAAGTTATTGGTATATGTGTCATTCCAGACCCATCCATCAGAGACGAATCTTTCATATTCTGGCTCAAAGTCTTCCCTTCCATTATCCACAAACCCAAACGGAGACATGTCCTGTTCCATGTCTTCTTCAGTCTTTTCCCTGAGGCTTGCCAAGGTATTGATATTGGTATAGTCCTTAAAATACTGCTGGTCTGATAACCAAGCAAACAAGACCAGACCCATGACCAAGTCGTCATGCTTGCCTGGTTCTGCCTCGTATGACTTTCCCTTTTTGGAGAAGGTCGACAGCTCGTTGATAGTATGATAGTCATTTATGACCAGCTGGTTTCCTTCTATCAAAAGTTTGATAATGGAACAACCAACGGCCTTGACAGTAGTAGTCGTTCGTATGCCTTTGTCAACCGTCTTCGGATTGCCGAAACCTGTGGTGATTCTCTTACCGGCTCTACCAGCACTCTCAGTGAACAAGACATTCTCATAGCTGAAATCATAATGAAGAGAATGGGATACCTGCTCTCCGATATCATTGATCTCAACCAGAACGGCAGCATTATTATATGCCTTGGCCACTCTGTGTATGAAGTCGGCATAGTCAATAGGAGTGACAGCATTGTTCCGGAACACCGCAGCCTGCTGATATGGCATCTTCGTCACATCTATCAGCTGGAATGCCGAATAGTCCAGACCCTTACCTCTTGATACGTCACAGACCATCATATAGATGTGGTCTTTTTCAGGAGCAAAGTATTGTGTTAGACCGTCCTTCTGAGTAATAGGAGTTTGTGATACCAACTCTTTAAGTTTCCAGCCGGCTATGAGTGTACCAGATGAACCTAAGAATTCGCAGTTATATTCCTGTTCGAACTTCTCTAAGTCGAAGTTCATACCGGCAATAGTGTCTTGTCTCCACTTCTCATCTCGACCAGGAACTGCAGTCCAGTTTACCAGAATAGGATGATAGCCATTCTTATCCTGTATAGCATTAGCCCATGTGGCATGGAAATGGTTCAGACCGTTAGGCGTAGAGACTAGAATGATCTTTGATTCGGTGCCAGATGAGATGGTAGGATAGACCGATGTAAAGAACTCATCCCACGTATCGATGAAGGCCGCCTCGTCGATGAACAGAAGGTTGATAGAGTAACCGCGGATGGCGCTGGATGATGTTGCAGCAGCTATGACTCTTGAGTTGTTTTCTAGAACAAACGAACCTTTGTTCCATTCAGCAACACCCTGCTGTAACCACTTAGGTAGATGCTGATAAGCCAACTGAATACGGCCAAGAATTTCTCGAGCGGTATCACCTTTGTTGGCCAGAAGAGCGACTGTCTTCTCAGAGTGAAAGATAATGAACCATAGAATGAACGCACAGGTAGTTGTAGACTTACCGGCCTGTCGTGCGGTAGTAACGATATTATATCGATGGTCTTTGAAAGAACGAACCATCTCTTTCTGATATGGATAAAGCTTAAAGTTCACCAGACCTTCATTGATACTGATGATCTTCATATATGTCTCAGTGAAGTACACTGGATCTTCAGCACACTTCATATACTCTTGAACTAATTCAGGAGTCCAGTCTATATTTTGATTGATACGTTTTAGATTTACGTTGCCCTTATAACCGGGCATCATTCTATCTTCGATCATTTTTTATTCATATCTTGTATCATCTTCTGCAATTCTGCAGTAGAACCAACAAATAGGTTATTATGAACGTGCTGAGCTTTAGCATTAGTCGGAGTATCAGCCGTATCAATCGTTCTGATCTTAGCTTGAAGATCTAATAGCTTCTCATTGGCAGCAATGGTAGTATCCATTAGCTTTGCCAGAACTTCAAACGCTCTTGGGTGTTGTGATTGATTTGCTATTTCCTGAAGTCTAAAGATAGCTTCCTGGCCATTCTGTATTATCTCATACAGGTTAGTGCGAGCGTGTTCGAAGTCATTCTTAGCGCTATCATCATGCGCTTTAGCTTCTAATACTTCTATAGCTTTTTCATTTTCTAACGGTTCTAAGCCTAACGCTTTACCGATAGGATCATCTTCATTGCTCATCTAAATCCACATCATTGTATATCTGTGTAATGAAGCCAAAGTCATCATTGGCCTCAATACTGTTATAAGGTATAGTACCAGTGGCATTATTAGGACCACCATACCAATTTACTGGTTGACCATTTGGTGTTAGTCCAGGTTGGATAGTAACTTTCTCAGCGATATCTGTATTACCAACCGCATCTCTAAGTTTACCATCTGCAACAGGTGGTATGTAGAAGTTAAGATTGATAAACTTGATGATACCGCCTTTTCTAATAGGACCATAGAAATACCCTTTCAGAGTAAAGTCAAGAGTCCATAATATTAAGCGGCGGTCTTTGTAGTCACCAGCATACTTATCTTCGTAGTTAATGTTATTTAGTACTATCGGAATATCCATTGTAATCTCCATCTCAGGAAT